TTGTTTACATTCACAAAACTGACATTCAGGATATGTTAAATTTGGTAACGTAATCTTAGTAAATGGATTTGTTAACGATTTAAAAATATTTTGAAAATTTACCGGTTTAGGACAATTTATTTGATTTTTTTCTTTACTCACCAAATTAATCGCTTTACAAATAGTTGCAATAATTGATAAAACCGCACCATAAAAAAATGTTATTAATATTCTAATTGCCGGCCATATAAACGCCAATGTATGAACAACGGGTAGTAATATTAAAGTTGTTAATGATGAAATATATAACAAATATGTCACTAAGGTCGGTATTATACTAAAATTTTGTCTTAACCCATCTGTTGCCGGAAATCTATTATTTTCACTTTCACATTCAGTATTAGTAATTTCTTTAATACCAATAAACTTTTTTCTATTAGTACCTTTTTTATATTCATCAATTAATTGTGATACCGTATAGACTTTATTATATTGAAACTCATAGAATGTATCTTTACAATCAATAGCATCTTGTGCGTTAGTATATCCACTCCAATCTAAACCAAAATAATAAGAACCTATTAACTCTTGATAACCCACATTACTGTCAGGTTTATAAATTGGGTCATTGTATGGGTCAGCAGTACCCCAACCATATTCTTTAATATTTGGTACTAAATAATATGCTCGTCTAACTTCATCCTTTGCAAAGTTGGCTGGTTGTGAATATTTTATTTTAAATCTATATTTTCCTCTAGTTGGTATACCAATTTTTGGGTCAGGACTTAAAACTTGTTCACCAAATTCATTAGTGGTTACATAATCCAAATTCATTGGAACTTCTAATAACCATGTTCCATCACTATCAATTGTTTTTGCCCCTTGTGGAAATTGAGCTTGTTCTAATATAGGTCTACCTTGGGTGTCTTGAAAAATGGTTTGTCTGACACCAATGATTTCTCCAGGTGCGGTTTCTAATGAACAAAGACTTCCTAAATCTTGTGGTGGTTTACAATTCTTTGGTAAAGCATAATCTTTACTATTTGTAATCAAAGAACCCATAAACATGGCTGTTGGAGATATATTAATACCTGATTGACGTAAATCAAAATCAGTTCTTGTTATATCAATTTGACAAATTTCTGGTTGTCCCCAAAATGGTTGTACATTTACACTTTGGTTTAAAGTTACGATTTGTGGTAGTTCAAATAAGTTAGTTGAACTTTTAAAGTTCACACCGTCAAATTGGTCTGCGGTTGCTCTACCCATTCTGATTAAATCTTGTGGTGATAATGAGAATGGTCCGATGTCAGACAAATCCATATCCATAACAACAGTATACGTTCCGATTGGAACACCCATTATCATATAGTCACCACTACCATTTGATTTAACAGTGAATTTATAATACTTGTCATAAACCTCAATCAACGCTGGGTTTGTTAAAATATCATTTTTACTTGGGAATGTTCCTGTTGGGATATGACCTGTATGTTGTTGCTCATAAGGTAATAGATTATATCTATATCCATCAGCGTTTACATCATTAAGACTTCGGTAAGGATATAAATCATAAATTATTTCATCATTTAAATCTTCATCTGTTATTGGAATAAAAACAGAAACTCTTACATTTGGAACACCGTATCCACCATTGGCAAGAACACGACCTACAATTACACCATAGTCTGCACACATTCTTGTGTAGACATCTTCACTTCTGACTTTTAAAGAAAGTATCTCTAACTGGTCAAAATCTTGTTCTAATTCTATATTGACTTGTCTATCAACACCAACTTCTGTACGTATTCTATAAGTTTTGGACATTCCTTTTACTTTCTATCATAAATAGTTTATACACTATTTTATAATAGTAGTTAAAGAATGAATAAAATAAATTATCAAGAGAAGTTTGTTGTCTGGTAATTTTTAACTCTTACCGTAATATCTTTAGTTGGGAAATGGACTTGGTAAATCTGATTTGGTTCTGCAAATATTGTGTTGTCCACTAAAGAAATTTTCTTTGTTGCCGCATCTGAATAAGGCATTGCTGTTTGTGCCGAACTATATTGACCACCAACTTTGTTAAATACTGAAATGTCAGTAACACTTAATACACCATTTTCTGCTTGTAATATTCTATTCAATTCAGATAATACAATATTTTCACCCAAACCTCTTACAGTAGGACTAAAGAATGTGGTGACTCTATCCACAATGTTTGAAATAACAACTCCTTGGTTTTGTGTAGCATCTAAAACAACTGAAATGTCTAACGCCAAATCAATTACTTCTGCACTTCCAATAACAACATAATCATTAATCATTCTATAATTTGACAAATATTCCGCCAAATTTTTCTTCATAGTTTGTGAAACTTCAGATGTTAAATTACCTGTAGCATCATATGATAATACATTGATATTAATTTTATTATTGTTTTCAGTAATAGATACTTTGGCAGGTGCTCCAAATTGACCCGGCATATTTCTTATAATCGCTTCGTAGTCATGTATTGTAACCGCTCTGTTTTGTGCTGCAAAGTTAAACGTTACATAATTTCTAACTTCTTCAGTTGATGGATATCCTGCTCCACCAATCGCGGCCGTTACGTTATTACAAGCTAATGAATTAATTACAGAATTATTTATAATATCAGAAGGTCCATTAACAAAGAAATCAACAGAACCAATTTGTGTAATAACATTAACACCTAAGTTTGTACCTTGTCCACCACCAATTCTATATTGTATAAACATTGTTGTATTTGCTTGTGGAGCATTACCCAATGACATTGAATTGTTTTGGTATCTTTGAATCTTTAACGGTACATCAAGTGCTGTAAACTCTCTAAGTTGGTCTTCAGCAGTATTTGTTCCTCCACCAAAAGTAAGTTTTATAAAACCTTCAGGTGTGTATTCTGTAATAAATCTATCTTGTGTTTGTATATATCTTCCAACTTTAATTGCTGGGTCATCTGATGGTTTTGTAGGGTCCTCAATAAAAACTCTATCTTCAGCAAGTGCCGATACTTCATACCATCTACCTTGCACACCTAAAAATTCTTGTGCCGTTGGTACGTTAGAATAAGATGTACCATCTCTTTGAATTATTGATGTGACTCCTAAAACATTTTTTTCAGGTAAGAAAAATTCAAAGAAAGGTCTAACATCATTTGGAGTTATAACTCTTTTGAATACCTTTGTAATACCATTTACTACAGTTTCTCTTTTAGTGATTGTGTAGTTTATTAAGTTGTTGTTGGCATCAAAATTTGGTATCTTTAATCTATTTGGTATACCATCAGCATTAAATGGTGATGCGAAATCAATATCATATATTGTTTCAAATACTTGACCTGAACCTTGAACTTGACTTCCACGTCTTAATGTTCCCAAATATCTTTCATCTTCTTTATCACCAAATGCCGGAACTGTAATTGAAAAATCAACCAAAGCTACAGATGGTCTTTGACCAGGAATTTTTAATCCATACGTTCTTGCAATGTTATAGATTGATGAACGTTGTTGTGCATATTGAAGAACTGTTTCTTGAATACTTCTATCTATATGATAATGTAAATTGTCGGCTACGGCTGCGTTTAAATCCAAGAATACAGAAAAAACTGAAGCATCATTGAAGTTATCAATCAATTCTGGATAATAAGTTTTTGTGTAATTAATTAATTCCTGACGAATTGCTTGGAAATCCCTTACGGTATATGATATTCTTCTTTGAGCCATTTATGTTAAATATTAAGTATTATAAAATCTTTTGAATTAAAAACGTCATTAGTTATAGAATAATCAATTCTTACCGTAGCTGTATACTCAGTAACATCTTGATTTGTCATTTGTAGTTGTGGATTAATAACATTTCCTGCTGTTGTTACAGTTGCTCCAGCCGCTTCACCAGTTGGTGCAGATATATTAATATTTGTTAATTGTAGTTGAGGCATAAATTTCTCAACAGAATCTCTTATTTCAGATTCAATGTTTTTAAAAGTTGGTCCATCCAAAGGTTCAAAAATGTATTCCAACAATCCAGTACCAAAATCAGGTAAAAAATATCTTGTACCTTTTCTTGTTAATAACAAGTGAATCAAATTACTCCTAATTTCTTCCGCAGGGTAATCTGAAAGGTCCAAATACTTACCATTATACGATTCTACGAAAGGAAAAGTTAATCCATATGTTTTACCATCAGCCATTATCTATAAATATAGTTGTATTTCCTTTTTTGTATTTAGGAAAATAAGGACAATGTCTACAACCTGAACCACAACAAGAACCTCTTTCCAAATGAAATTCTTCGGTAAAGACATATTTTCCATCTTCAATATAAAATGAAGAAGGGAGAAGTATTACCTTCTCCCCTCCATTTTTATCGTTATTATTAATATTACTTGATTTCACAAGCTCCACCAGCACAAGCCAATTCACCACTCAAATCTGTGTTGTCTTGTAATTCAACAACTTTTGATAAGTCA